AAGCCGATACTTTTTTTAGTGCTGCACCTACTACTTTTGTAGTAAAATAGGAGGTTTAAATGAAAAAAACATATGCAGTAAAACCGAAAACAGAAATCGAATTACAATTTGAAGATGGGAAAAGTATCAACGTAACATTTGATGCAGCCGCAATACAACATTTAGTAGCTGATTTTGATGGAGGTTTAAGCGAAGCTTTAGAATCTGAATATACAGAGTTGTGCGCACGGATTATTTATGCCGGTAGCATGGAACATGAGTCTGACATGAGTATTGAGAAAGCAAAACAGATTGTATCAAATCTGGATTTAGAAACGCTTACTTCAATAATTGAAGACTTCACTGATAGCCTAGGAAAAGAAAAGAAAGCAGAAATAAAAGAGTTTCAAAAAAAAAGTATGACGGAGTTTATGGTCAAGAAATCGACATAGACTTCGACATACTTTTTTATTTGTATTGTATTAAACTTGGGCGCTCATCAGATGAATTCTGGCATGCGCCCCTTTCACAAATATATACGATGATAGAAATTTATAATGATGAAAAGCAAATGGAAGCTGCAATTTATAACAATTATGAGTACAAGTCTAAGTATTTTAGCACTAATAACACTAATAGCTCTAGTGATAATCAAAGCATAACAAGCATGAAAGATATAGCGGGGTGGGTATAGTTGAGTAACAATTATAAAAAGGTAATAACATTACAATTCGACTACTCACAGATGTCGAATAGTGTTACTGAGATAGATCGAAAGATGAAACTCTTAGATAGTGAGTTTAAATTATCTCAGGAGCAAATGAAATCATATGCAGATGAGACAACAAAAGCTGAATTAGAAGTACAGAGATTAAGCGAAAAAATCGCTTTGCAGACACAAAAAGTTAATTTAAATAAAACAGCTCTTGATAATGCAGGAAAGAGCAATGAATTAACTGAAAAACAACTTGATAGTGTTCGAAAGAAGTATATAGATAGCGAAAAGTCACTTTCAGTAATGAATAATGCGCTTGAAGAAGCTAAAAAGAAATTAGAAAATTCAGCAAAAAGCACAGAAGGTTATTCCGATAAACTAAGTTTACTTGATAGTAACATGAAGCTAATTGATAGTGAACTAAAGTTAAACGCTGAAAGGCTAAACGGTAGTGACGATGAGAGTAAGAAACTCACAACAACTATTGATGCGCTAACAAAAAAGATAGAGTTACAAGCCCAGAAATTAGATATAACGAGAAATGCATATGAAAAAGCAAGCATTAGTGGAAGTGCTACCGAAAATCAGCTTAATGAATTAAAGCAACAATATCTTGAAAATGAAGTACAACTTGTTAAGCTAAATAATACTTTGTCAGACACAAAGAAAAGATTAGAAGATTTAAAAAGCCCATCAGGTGATCTGAATGACAAGTTGAAGAAAAGTGGTGAAAGTGCAGCCGATATGGCTGGTAAGCTTTACATTTTGAAAGAAGCTTTAAGCCGTGTAAAAGAGGGACTTAGTGCTTATATTGATTTTGATATTTCCATGGCAAAAGTTAAAACAATTGCAGATACAACGGTTGTATCTTTTAGAGATTTAAAGCAAGGTGTTTACGATATTGCGAAACAAACAGGTCAAAGCGCAGTAAGTATTGCTGAGGCATTAAATCAATGTATCTCGTCCAATGTCGAAACGAAAGATGCGTTAAATGTAACAAGTGCTGCCGCTAAACTGGCAAAAGCAGGTTTTACAGATACGGCTACTGCAGTAGATGTTTTAACAACAATTATGAACTCTTATGGTATATCTGCCGAACATGTTACTTTAATATCTGACAAACTTATTGAAACACAGGATAAAGGTAAAACAACAGTTGGTGCTCTAGGAGAGAGTTTTGGTAAAGTTGCCGGATTAGCACAACAGGCAGGTATATCGTTAGATGAAGTGCTTGCTTCCGTAGCTACACTAACACTTACTAATGGAAGTGCAAGCGAATCATTAACATCTTTAAAGGCTGCCATAAGTAATATAATTAAGCCAACTGCTGAGGCGAAAGAAGTTGCCGATAAATTGCACATACAATTCAATGCAACTGCTCTATCAAGTATGGGTCTTTCTAAGTTTTTAGAAATGGTTAATCAAAGATGTAGAGGTAATACCGAAACAATGGCCAAACTATTTGGATCCACACAAGCATTAAATTCAATGTTGCTACTAACTGGAAGTGGAGCTGAAAGTTTTGCAGAAAACTTGCAGAGTATAGGAGACTCTGGTGGAAAAACAGAAGCAAATTTAAAGAACCTTGATAGTACAGGAGATAGGTTTAAAAAAGGGTTAGAAAATATGAAAACCAAGTTGGTTGAATTAGGAGATACATTAAGCCCTTTTTTAGAAGTGCTTAGTAAGGTATTTACTGTATTATCAAATATACCTGGACCTGTATATGTGATAATAGCAGTTATAAGTATATTATCATTAGTAATTAGCAATATAACAAAGTTAAAATTAATTTGGTCGTCGGTTACTTCTGGGCTAAGTTTGGCTATGGGGTTATTCTCAACGACGTCAGCAGCAACAACAGCAAATCTTATACCATTTTTATTAGTACTTGCAGCAATTGTTGCTGTTATCGGACTAGTAATTAGCGGTATTAGATCAGTTAGTAGTGCCATGAAAGAAGCCTCTATGTCAACGCAAGGACTTGTTAATTCTGCAGGAAACGCAACAGAAGCGTTACAAGGTGCATCTCAAAAAAGTGGTTTAATTAAAAATAACGCATCTGGTACGCTGAATTATAGCGGTGGAAAAACGGTAGTCGGTGAAGAAGGTCCAGAGGTTGTTGAATTTCCTACTGGAAGTCGAATTTACAACGCTAGAGAAAGCAGATCCATGATGTCAGGAGATAGTTATTATATCAGTTTAGAAGTGAAAGCAAATGAAATCCAAGAGGTACAGGACATTATAAATTTAGTCAAGGGCCGGCGCATGGCTACAAGGAGGGTATAATGTATACTAAAACACTACGATGCTATGAGGATACATATATAAGTATAGCTGACAATTCAAATCATTCTACAGCTACTAAGCTTAAAACAGATAACTGGCCAGCCGACCAGAAGAACCCTACTCGATATGCTGCGGTATTACAATTTGCCATACCTAATGAAATAAGATTTAAGAAAATAAATAGCGTGAAACTAAGCGTAACAATTAAGTCAGATATAGGATCTGGTTTTGGTGCTGTGTACTATCGAGCATACGCAGCTAGTTCAAGTATTGCAGAATTAACATTTAATAACTATGCGAGCCGAGGAAGTGTAAGCTCACCTATTTTAGATAAGCAGACAGTTAGTTTAAATCCTGGAGAAAGTTATACGAAAGAAAGAGACATTACAGAATTATTTATGAATAACGTTGTTAACAACCTATTTTCTGTAATGGTAAATGTTCCAAATCCTAACATAGATGATTTATATATACTATCGAATGAAAATTCTAGTAGCTATCCGTTGCTTACTATCGAATATGAGGATGTATTACCAGTTACACCAACACTTCTATATCCGGTTGATGTTTATGCAGATTCTGATAGAGAGTTAACGTTTAGATGGTCATTTAATACTTTAACCCTATCAAAACAAAAGGGTTATGTTCTTCAATGGAGAAAATCAGGAGAAAGTAACTGGTATACATTAAGTAGCGAAACAACTAACAGAATGATATATGCTACACCAGCAAATACATTTCCTACAGGTCAGATTGAATGGAGATTACAGACAATTGATGAAATAGACCAAGTAAGTGGATTTTCCGTAGCTCAATTTGTTATCAAAGGAAAGCCTAGTTTACCTGTAATAACATCTATAAAAAATGACGCATTAACAGTTATTGAATGGACCGCATCGGATCAAGTTGGTTATGAAGCAGAAATTAAAAAAGATGGAGAAATCATCTATAAATCTGCTAAATCAACACAAGAAACAAACTTAAAACCTAACTTGTTTTTACTTGATGGAAGTTACGAACTACGCCTAAGAACCATCAATAGCTACAGCCTATGGAGTAACTTCGCTAGTAGAATATTTACGATTAATACTACAAAGCCAAATAAGCCAAGCATATCAGTTTCTATCAATGGTGACATAGTAAATATAAACACTGAATTTGATACTAATACAGCTTATCTATATCGCATTGATCCAGAAGAAATAATTCTAATTGCTAAATTAACAGATAAAAAGTATATCGACACAGCAATTAGATGTAATGAACATAGTAAATACTTTGTCAGATCATACAACGGTGGATTTACGGATTCGAATCAAGCAGTAGCCTTAGCATTAACAAGTGGATTTATCGTTAGTGATAAATATGATATCGTAAGAGTTGACTTATCCGAAGAAAGGTTTATTCCTTTTTCGGAAGAACTTTCGAAAGAATTTGATTTAGTAGAGTATAGTGGGCGTATTGATCCAGTCGTAGAGGATGGAGAGCATGAGAGACAAGTTATTACACGTAATGCATTTGTTAATGAAGAGCAGTATGCAAAGCTACGAAGAATGTTCTATAAATCTACAGTAGTTCTTTACCGAGACAACAGAGGCATTAAGTTATGGTGTAAGATTACAAGGCTAAACCGCACGAATGCTACGCTTGATATGGGCTACAACATAGACATTTCATTTACAAAAGTGTTTTATAATGAAGGAGTTGAGGTAAATGAATAGCCTTGCAACTGAGAAATACACTCATGAAGAAGTTAAAAGTATGCTACTTGGAAATCGTAAGATTAGTTTTAAATATGAGCTGATCGATAAGAATAATAACTACCTTGGGTTAGTCTCTGCCCAAGGTAGTATTTCTTATGACACACGCATGAGCCTTATGCGAACTGGATCATTTATAATCAATGAAATATCAGATATCAATTCAATTGATGAGCGACTTAAGATTCATTTTAATTTACACCTAGAGAATGAAGTAATAACATTTCCTCTAGGAGTACTTTTAATTAGTTCTCCTGCTCGTGCACACAACGGAAGGTCCATAAGTAAAAAGTGTGATTTGTACGATCAATCTGTAATAGTGCGTGAAGATAAATTTGATGTACGACATTGTGTAAAAACCGGAAATACATATACCGGAGCTGTGGAAAATATTTTAACCTCTGCAGGAATAATCAGTTATGATATTGCCCCTTCAGATAAAGTACTTTTGTCGGATGTAGAATTCGAAATTGGAAGCAGTAAGCTCGATGCAATTAATAGTTTGTTAATCAGCATTAATTATAGCAAATTGCATTTTAATGAAATTGGTATAGCCACAGCATTACCATATAAATTACCGGTTCTACGAGACATTGAAGATACTTATGAAACCGACCATAATAGCATAATTAAGACAGGAGTTGAACAAGGACTAGATGTTTTTAATGTACCAAATAAAATTGTTAGATATCTTGAAAATCCTGACAGAGGGTTGCTGATAAGTAATTATGAGAATAACGATCCTACAAGTATATTAAGCATACCAAACAGGGGAAGAAAGATTGTAGATATTGCGAGTGTATCTGATATAGCAGATCAAGCTTCTCTTGATGCTCTTGTTTATAAGTTGGCATCTAATTCAGTCGCATATGAAACTCTAAGATTTAAGACAGGATTAATGCCACACCACGGGCACGAAGCATGTCTACAAATTAAAAATAAAGATATAGACGTGCAAGCAAAGTATATTGAAGAAGCATGGAGTATGGACTTAAGTCCAGGTGGTGATATGATTCATTATTGCAAGAAGGTGGTGCCAATCTAATGTACGATACAGCTAATGATTATATTTTGGATGATGAGCAGAAAAAAGATAATGAAAAAGAACGGTGTTTTCGCCTAGCTACAGTCACCTCACTTTTTGAAGATGGATATTACAAGATAACATTCTACGGAGAGAGTACCGAAAGCGAGAAAAAATACAAGAGACTTGATATGTCTAACCCTTCAGTAAATGACACGATATTGCTCGCTCATATCAATGATAACTATATTATACTTGATAAAATTTCTGGTACGGTACCAATTGCAGGAGATGGATATTTAACTGAGGTTCAAGCAAACGAATTATTTGCTAATAAAGAACATAAGCATACGGAGTATGCGCCTACAACACATAGTCATTCTGCGTTAAAGCCGTCTGCGGCATCTAATTTAACTCTTTATTTAGACACAGGTGCACTAAGACCAAGCTCATCAGGAGCATTTGATATTGGTACACCTAACTATACATTTGGGTATGTTTATTCTAAAGATGTATACGCAAATGGAAACCATCTCAACCATGATAAAATCTATCTAGCTGGGAGAGAAAATTCTTCTTATGTGAAAATATATGGAAGTAATATTTTTGCTCCATCAGGTAATGGCTCAATGGATTCGGGTAGTATAAATAATAGATGGAATACAGTGTGGGCGCAAAACTCTACAATAAGCACATCTGATAAAAAAGAAAAGCATGATATAGAAATTTTAGATGATAGGTATATAAAATTCTTGACGTTACTTAAACCAAAGCGATATAAGTTCAACAATGGCGAAAGCGATAGATACCATACTGGACTTATTGCACAAGACGTTGAACGTGAATTAAAAAAGTGTGGAATATCATCACAAGAGTTTGCTGGATTTATTAAGTTTGAGCAGAAGAATGGATATGGGTATGGGTTAAGATACGAGGAGTTTATAGGTCTATTAATCGAGGATAGAAATCGTAATGTTAAAATTATTGATAAGCTAGTGAAAAAAGATAAAAGCAATAAAAAGTTAATAACTGACATGAAAAAGACTTTAGATATGTTAGTTAAAAAAGTAGAAAAGTTAGAATGGAGGAAGGCGAGTGAATAAACCTTATAACATAGAACTAAGTACTGAACGAAATCAGCCGGTCGAGACTAATATAAAATTATGTCAAGGTGATAACAATATCACTTTTAATATTAATATCAGAGATTTTGATTTAACTGGGAATACGGTAAGAATAGTATTTTCACAATCAAGTGGTTTAAGCGTAGAAAATAATGCGATAGTAAACAGTGATAAAAAATCATGCACATATAATATAATTGGTAACGAGCTTCAATCTCCCGGCAAAGTAATAGCAGACTTAAAAATATATGATGCTAACAACAAGCGTTTATCCTCAGCTTGTTTTATTTTTTATGTTGATATAGATTCATTAAATGATGGATCTTTTCCTCCAAGTAACTATTCAGGAAGCCTAGAAAAAGCATTGGCAGAGTGTGACTCCGCTACACAAGCAGCACTTGATGCGGTTCAGAAGGTTGTCAACATTGCGAATAATGATGCTGTTACGGTAGAGGGGTTTGCGTGGGATGCAAGACGTGGTAAAGCAATAAGGGATGATGTTAATACGTTAAATGAATCTTTAGTTACCAAAAATATCACAATAACTGCTACAAACAACTTTACGCATGCCGGACTGTGTATTAAGAAATTAGGTAGATGTGTGTATTATTATGTAATAACTGTAGGTAATACAGTACCTATCGAAACACTAGTTACGGTTGGTACATTTGATACTGCTCATGCTCCTATATCTTTTGCATCGAGCTTGGGCGCAAAAGATAGTACAAGTCAATTAATACATGTGTTAGCATATTCAGACGGAACTATTAAAATAGGTAATTATTCAGGAGCTTCTTTAGTGGCTGGATCAACTATTTTTGGTACTCTCATATGGGATACTAATTAAATCATTATTTAACGAACTAATTCCCTCGGTTAAAAGTACAAACTTGGTCATATATGATTATACTTGACGATTTTATACTAAAATGTACCATTAGTGATTGATTTATTTACCAAATGAGTTATAATGTTTACATTACATACTTGGTAATACTCAGTAATACCTAGTAATACTTAGGCATACTTAGTAATACAAGTGCATACCAAAGTATACCTATGTTTTTATTATGGGTAATATAACTTGTGGTGTAAATATGTACATTTTAAACATCGTTTAACTATTGAGGGGGAGGATAAGTATGAATGATGTATTTAAATTAGCAGAAGCATTTCTCAGCATAGAATCAATGACAGCGAAAAAATTACAAAAGCTATGTTATTACGCAAAAGCATGGTATTTGGCATTATATGATGAGGATTTAATTCGAGAAGATTTTGAAGCATGGGTTCATGGCCCTGTATGTCCAAAATTATATAGTAAGTATAGAGGATATGGCTATAATATGATACCCAAGATATCAGTAGCTAATAATATACCGGAAGAGTTTTTAAACTTTGCAAATAAAGTATTTTATACGTATGGTGATTTAGATGGTGATGAATTAGAAGAACTTACTCATAGTGAGGATCCATGGATTAATGCAAGAGAAGGCTTAAGACCGTGGGAAGGTGGAAATGAAATCATATCGAAAGAAGATATGAAATCATATTATAGACAAATGGCAGATGAATAATGAAATTAGGCAATTCTAAGCAAAAGCCACTTGAAAATAAATCACTACCTGCTGAAAAAGAAAAATTCAAAACCATTAAAGAAAAAAATAGAAGTACGCATATTATGTTTTCATTTGAATCTATTGATTTATCTCATGAATATTTTAATTTGGATGGAACGTGTATAAATTGGACTCTAACAATGATGGAATCACTCAGAGATATTTCAAATAAAGATAGAAATGAAATAGTATCAAGAAGCGTTGGGAAAATTAGATTTCATAATCACGAAAGTAACAAAGCACAATTCAAACCTCCATATAACTTGGATGATAGCGAGTTTTATCAAATAAGGTTTGGCAAAAGCAAAGGTGGAATACATGGAGTTTTAGTTGAAAATATTTTTTATGTTATTTGGTTAGACCCACAGCACAACATGTATCCTATTGATAAATATGGAGGTCTAAAGAAAATTATACCACCTTCTACATGCTGTAAAGATCGTGATTCAGAACTAATATATTTAAAAGATGAAGTTAATAAATTGATACAGGAAAATGAAGTGTATCAAGAACTTATTGATGAAATTGCAGCAACTAAAAATAATTAAAGAAGCATCCTTCGGGGTGCTTTTCTTTTGGTGTTATTTAAAGAAGGGAGAAAAAATGGAACAAATTAAACTAAAAGACGGTACCTTAGTTGAGATTATAGGTGCAACAAGTAACTCATTATCCTTTGACACAACAGAACAAAGTCCCGAAGAAATCATTGCAAAACTTACAGAAAAGAATCTTGAAAGATTCGAGATAATTAATGAAGCAGAAGAATCTTTGCATGTGTACAAGGATAAGAAGATAAATTTTCCGTATGATGTTTATGAAAAATCATTAACGGTTAATTTAGTAGATGTCAATGTACTGGAAAAGCAGGTGAAAGCTCAACAAGCTGAGATAGATCTTCTCAAGCAATGCACGAAAGAACTTTCTCAAATAGTTTTTGCTTAGAAAGGAGGATATTATGGCGTTAGCGACTTTATGGGCTAATGATGTTATCAATGGACAAGAATTATATTCCGATGTACCTAATGGACTTAAAGAAAAGGTAAAAGAGATATTAAAAGAAAAAGGTTGCAATGATTTAGTAATTTAACAATATTAGTAGTATACATATGGGCGCTTAATGCGCTCTTTTTGTATGCGGAAAGGACTTTATGAATGAAGCTTTAATAGTAGCGTTACTTTCATTGGTTGGTACTGCTTTTGGAAGTGTTGCAGGTATTATGACGGCAAACAAGCTGACGAATTACAGAATAGAGCAACTAGAGAAGAAAGTTGAGAAACATAACAATGTCGTTGAGAGGGTTTTTAGATTAGAGGAGAAGGATGCTGTACATGATGAACAATTAAAGGTGGTAAACCACCGGATAGCAGATTTAGAGAAGGTGAGCTAATGAAGAAAAAAGCGAAGTATTCAAAATTTATTGTATTTATAGTTATTGTTCTAAATGCGGTATTTGCATATATGACACTTAATGTTTTTGCATCAACAGGAAGTGAGCCAACAATGCTAATAACTGCATGGTTTGCGTTTACAACCGGTGAGCTTTGGATGCTTGCTGGTATCAAAAAGTCAAAATCAAAAACGGAGGAAAAGGATAATGAAATTTGAAGTATTTTTAATGTTGTTACTCGTGGTATCCGTGTTAACCAGTCTTTTCGTGGAAGGAATTAAGAAACTTTTAGATGAAA